GATGTTCTTGGGTCATAGACTTTTGTTCCTTTTACATCAACTGTAATAGTTGGAAGTCCATTTGCATAAGCATTTTGGTCATATTTAAGTCTTGCATATAAATATGCAGTTCCTTTTAATCTATGTGAAGTAGTCCAGCTTGTTACTCTACTAACTAAGTCTGAATCTGCTGTCTGGTCATCTGCTCCAGTATGAATTGTAGTATCTAATAATCCATTAAATCTATCATCAGTATCTAGCACATCATTTAAATAAATACCTTGTGAGCTACTTATTTCTCCCTCACATAAAGCTAAAACAATATGCAAATATTCATTTTTAGTGCCAGTTGATTCCATAAGCACTCTAGTGCCACCAACTTTTCTTCGACCATATATAACTGGAATAGGTGAGTTATTAGATTGTTTATTGGCTAATATGCCACCAGAATCTCCAGAAACAGAGCCAGAGCTATCTGAAATACTACCACTAACAGCACCACCAATTAATGAACCAGCTAAACCACCAACGATATTACCAATAGTTGTGCCAAATATAGTTCTAGCAAAAATACCACCAACTGTATTAGTTAAAAATGAACCAGCAAAACCACCAGCAACAATAGCTATTACTGGTGCTAATTTTTTTACAATATTTTTAATACTACGGATAATGCCACTAAAAAAGCCCATTATTCTCTACCCCATTTAATATCTGCTACTATCTGTGATGCAAATTCAAAACCTTTATCTCCAGAGAAATAAATTTGTTGTTCCTCGTGATTAGTGTGTCTGCCAGACCTTCTTTCAAAATCTACCCAAGCATTAGATACATTAACAGTTAAAGTTGATTCACCTGATTCTGGATTTTCATTTAAACTTGGTGCGTTCATTCTGCCATCAAATATCAATACTGGGTCAGCAACAAGTGCTTGGTTAGTATCTAAGAACGCTAAATGTATTTTGACTTCTCTGTCAATATAATCTTCACTTAAGTAATAACTAATGTAAGTTCTATCAATTCCAGATAATGCTATATTTAATGATGCAACTGCTAAATCAGCTGTTTCCTCAATATCAGAAAATGCTAAAAAATGTCCAACACCAAGATATTCATCTCCATCATAAGTAATGGATTTATATCCATCATTCATATAGACTGTGCCAGAATCAAAGGCAATAGATAATAAATGGACTGGCTGATTCTGTTCCTTAATTATTTCAGCTTGAAATGAAGCAGAAGAACCTCTATCCATTATGGCACTTCCACTAAAGCTATCTTATATCCAACTAGCTCATCAACTCCAACAGACATCTCTTGGTTATCATCAGCAAATGCAACTGTAAATGGGACATCATTATAAGTAACGACTTCATCATCAGATACATCAGCGACTAATGGTGGAACAATAGATAAAGATGTAGTTGCATCAGCAGTTAAACAATACACTTTATCGTGTCCAGCAAATTTAATGAAATCACCAGCTTTTAATGTTCCAGTTAATCCATCTATGGTTAAAGTAGAATCTCCAGCAGAATAGCCACTAGCATTGTTTATAGCAACTGTTCCAGATACAGTTCCAGATGAATCCCCGTAAACTGGTGGAATAAATGTAAATGTTGAGTATTGACCTTTTTGTGCATTAGCAAAAGCCCAAATTGGTGCAAAATCTGCTCTAGTCATTGGTGGATAATTAGCTTCTAAAATCCATCTTTGACCACCTCTAGTTCTGACTTGTCTTTTTAATGAATGTGTAGTGCTGACCATTGTGGGAGAATAGCCAGTAATCTTAATTGATTTAGGTTTTGGAGATGTTGGAAAACTCATATCTTAACTGCTTGTCCGTTTCTATTAAATGCCTCTCTTACAACTCCAACGATTGTAGCACGATTTTCAACCATACCTTGCTGGAATGATGCAGTATCAAACGCTTGGACATTAAATGTAATATTAGCTGTTTGACTAACACTACCACCACCAACTTGATAACCAGCATTCATAGCATCAATAGCTTCTCTATTCATTGAAGCACCAGCTCTATTAACTACTGCTTCGCCAACTTGTAATTTAGCAATTCTTTCATCTGAACGCATACCAGAATGATAGCTTGGAATACCAATCATACCGCCAGTATGTTTGACTTCTGTTGTTCCAGTATGAAACATATTATTAATGATATTGTTAAAGAATGGCATTACTCTTTGTCTAACTTGTATTCTGATTAAATCAGCAATAATAGCATTAGCCATTTTTTCAAATGAAACTTCACCAGTCATAGCCATTTCAACAAAAGCATCTTCAATACCTTTAGCCATTTTCTTACCAACATCTTCTAATGCTTTAGTTTTATTAGCTGAGTCTTGTATTGTATTGTTATAGTCTGCAAAACCATCTTTAATTCTTGCAAAATAATCTTCAGATATAGCTGTTTGTTGTTTTTGTAATTCAATCTCTTTTTGCCTTTGAATAATGGTTTCTTCCATTGCATCTTTTTCGGCATCTTTATTATTTAAGATTGCATCTTTAGTTTGATTAATGTCTTTAATTAATTGCTTAGCGTAATCAAGTTTTTGCTTATCACTCTTTAACCCAAGAGCATCATATTGTTCTTGTATTTGTCCAATATCACCAAGTAAAGATAGTTCAGATTGCAAGAATTTAAGTCTTTCTTGGTCTGTTAATTCACCTTTTAAGTATCTATATCTTTGTGTAGTTCTATCAAGAGAGTCAGCTATACCGCTTAAAACATTAGTTAATAATCCAAGACCACCAGATTCAGCAGATACATCTAATGCTGATTTGCCTAATCTTTCTAGCTCATCACCAAATGAATTAGCCAGTTGTTGTGTTTTACCATAAGGGGTATCAGCAATGGCTTTTGCTTGACCTCTAACTTTCTCTGCTACTGCATCAATTACTACACCAGCTTGAAGTTGCTCTTTAGTGTAATCACCAATAGCTGGGATAGTTCTTTTGATTGTTCCAATCTGACCAGATAATGTCATAGTTAATTCACGAACAGCAGAAGGTAAATCTTTACCAAATGCAGTTGCATAATCCATAGCAGTTTCTATGACTTTTTTAGTCTGCTCATCAGATAAGCCCATAGTTTTAATTAGAGCTATTTGTTGTAATGTGGCTTCATCACCATATAGAGTTACATCTTGTAATGCAGAAGCATATTCTTTCCACATATTTAATGAAGCATCTCCAGCTCTAGCGTTGATTCTTAATGCGTTTTGTAGTGCTATTTCAGCTTTTAATTGAACGGCATAAGCATCAGATAGTTTTTTAAATGCTAATGTTAGACCAGCAACAGCAACTCCAACTTTAACCCAACTGGCTGTCATCTTTTTCCCAGAGCTTTCAACTTGGGTATCTAGTTCTTTTGTTTTCTTTTTAACTGAATCAATACCCTTTTCGGCTGGTTTGCCTTTAGCTAGGATTTCAATTTCAATTTTTCTATCTGGCATTGTTTATCTCTTTTTGGGTCTGAATTTTATATGCTAATAATAAACCAATCTCATCTATTGGTAAATCATTTATTTCGCTAATGGTCTTATGAAGTTCAAATGCTAGGAACGCTTTTGCCTTCAGCCATTCATCTTTTTTAAGACTTCTTTCTGTTCCTCTATTATATCGCTAACTGATTTTAATCCCATAACTGTTGCCAAATAGGATTGAGTTTCATAAGCGATATTATTTTTTATCCAATCAATATCGGTTAAATTAGTAAAAACACGCTCTCCAGATTTATCTAATAATTGAAAATATATGATATGACATCTTAATAAATCATCATCATAATAAGTTAATTCTGTTTCCGAGCCATCAGCTTCCTTAATCTTTTTAGTTTTTTTAGATAATTCCAACGCTCTTGCGTGGTCATCTCCAGACATAACTCGGTAATAAATTGTGTGTTGCTCTTTATCAACTACTAAATCTGCTGAACGCAAATCTTTGCTTTCTCTCTCTAATGCTTTTAATAATTTATCCATAATAAGAAAAGGGGGTTTTTACACCCCCAGAATGATTAAGCGATTGTTAATGCCCCAGTTCCCTCAAAAGAGAATGTTGCTTCAACAATACCATTAACATCATTTGTAACGCTCTGTCCAGTAATGATTGCATTACCAGAATAAACATCATAA